TTGTGTGCTCTTTTTTCGTGCATAAAACAGACCCTTTAACATCAACGGTTTAAAGGGTTTTTATTTATTTTATCGAGAAAAAAGGGGCAGTAAAGGGGCAAAATTTATAGTTTTATCTTTTCTAACTTGCTAGATATATCTGATACCATTTTTTGGGTAACGTGTGAATAAATTTCAAGTGTTGTCTTTGAATCAGAATGACCTACACGATCCATGATAGCAGTTAACGGGATTCCTAATTCAGCAAGTAAAGAGATATGAGAATGTCTGAACATGTGAGTAGTGATATTTTTGTCAATACCTAGCTTTTTACCATGATTTTTTAAAGGTATAATAACCCTGGCACTTGTTATTGGCTCTCCTAGAGTGTTGATAAAAATAGAATCAGTATCAAATCCGTTTTTTGTATTCTCTAGAATTTGCTCTTTGATAATATCTAACACTTTTTGAGGAGCAGTTATAATTCTATCTGATTTTGCCGTCTTTGGTGCAGTTCTCTTTTTAAGTCTAAAATCGTATGTATGCCTTATGTGGATCGTCTTTTTCGAAAAGTCTATATCGTGTTTGTAACTTAAGGCAGCAAGCTCTCCATATCTCATACCAGTTAGAAAAAGGACTTTAGCTATACGGATATACTTGTTTAAACGATAATCACGCAAAGCCTCTTTTTGTAAAGTTTTAATAAAGAGGTTGAACTCTTTTTGATCCAAATATTTTGTCCTTTTCTTTTTTAAGTCGTCGGAGGTTGTAATTTTACGGGGGAGCTCGACAAAAAGCATTTCATTGCTATTGATATAATTCATTCTAAGAGCGTACTTCATAATCTGATTGAGTTTAAATTTTATTTTGGCGGTATAATTCCTGGAACGTCCGTCTTTAATCAGTTGGTCTATTACTTTCTGCAGTAATCTACGGTCAATGTTTCTAACTAGATAATCGCCCTCTATCTGATTAAATATTTCATTCTTTACATGGTTTGCTGCATAGATCGTTGATTCTCTAACTCCATTTTTCCAATTTTCCTCAAACTCATCATAAAGCTCTTTGAATGTTATATCAGATACGTTTTTATTTTTATCTTCTAGTTTCTTATTTATCTTCTCTTGCAACAAGATAGCAGCTTGATTTTTTGCCTGGGGAGTTTTCTTCTCCATCGTAACTGAGACTTTTTTCAATTTCTCGGTATATGGATCTTTGTATCGCTCAAAAAATTTATATTTTCCGTTTGGTAATTCTTCCATCCACATTGCTTTTGACCTCACTTTTTGGTAAAATGAGTATAAGAAAATGACCTTTTTAATGGTTTTTCTTATACATGATTTCCTCACACTCAGAAGTTTGCCGACCGAGAGTGTGGGGATTTTTTGATTTTGTATAATTAAAAACAGCTGCACAATTTTTGTACAGCTGAGACCGAGGCAGGAGCTACCTGCCGTACTTTGCACTAGATGATACCATCTAGGTAATCCAACTGTATTCTATCAAAATTTCTATTTACTTGTCAAATATAATCCGTTCGCTAATTGCGTTCGATTACTATACAGGACATCCTCACACTCAAGATTGTCGTCGGAGAGTGTGAGGATTTTTTTATTTCGTTTCAAAGAAATTTCCGCAATTTTTGCAATGCCACTGTTTATTTCCTTTTTTGCCTGCAAAACCAGCTAAAGCACCAATTCCGCCAGTCAAAACAGCTCCACCAACGGCCTTTCCAACAGAAAATGCTTTTTTATCTTGTTGTAAGAAAGAGACATCTTTGGAGTTACAATTCGGGCAAGTGATGATATTTTGTTTTTTCTCTTGCTTTTTCTTGTCTTGCATTGCTCTAAATGCTTCCATCTCACGCTGTCTTGCTTTTTTCTTTTCAGGTGATTCAGTCTTAACTTTGTAAATAACAAAAGCTATTATAACGATAACAAAGATTACATAAAGTATAACGCCTAACAATTTGTTGTTCATATTAACCTCCGTTTTAGCATTTAAAAGCCAAACATTTTTCTATGGATTTTTGGTATTTTTACTAAGTATTTCTTGCTTTTTACTTTTCCTGTGGCATGAAGTTTCCGACAACTTTTCCGATGATGCGTGGCTCTTCTTCCCAGCGGGCAAATTTATCATCATATTTGTCATTTAGCGAGACAAGGCGGAGTCCATCTTTTTCTTTGTAGACTTTCTTGATATAGCTCTGGCCGTCCCAATCAACGGCATAGATGGCACCATCATAATCCCAACCTGTGTCCTTGATGAGGGCGACAGATCCATCTGCGAAATCTGGCTCCATGGAATCACCATAGACCCAGCTGGCGAGGTCGTGGGGGATGTTCTTATCAAAATAGACAGTGTCATAGTTGCGTTCTTCTGCGTAGCCGTATCCTGTCCCTGCGGATAGCTTTTCGAAAACGTGATATTCGAATAGTTCTTCGTTGATCTCTCGCTCCTGCCCCTCTAAAAGCTCCTCAGACGTCCGTAGCACAATTTTTTTATTTGGGGTGGTTAATTGTACTACTTTATCCGTTATCTGCTGCGTGAGCAAATCTGGAGCGCTTGGGGAAACGGTAGGAGATTGAAGAGCCTCGTTTTGAGAAGGAAAAAAATCATCTATTGAGACACCAAAAATATCGCAAAGCTCAAAGAGCATGTCTTGATTGGCTTTCCTATCTCCTTTTTCATATCTACTAATAGTTTGTTTAGTAGTATTCAATCTTTTAGCAAGTTCATCTTGAGTAAAACCGGCTGATTTTCGAAAAATTTTAATTTGGTTTCCAATGTATTTTTTCAAATCCATGTTCCGTACCTCAATTTTAATAATTCTATAAGTAGATTATATAAAAAAGTCACCGAAAACGCAACTTTTTTTATTTTTTAATTAAAATACTGTTGACAAGTCACCAAAATGGTGATATTATATAATCAAGCTTAGAGATAAGCAAATAAAACGAAAGGAGGAAAAGAGGTGGAAAATGTTGAAATTGTTGAATTGATAAAAATTACATTTAAACGAGGGAAAGGAACAGAAGATGACCCGGTTAGAGTTGTAACTCAGTATTGGGACAAAGAAAATGTATTAATCTTTGAGAAAGATTAATTGTCTCTTCTTTCAATAGAATTTCGGTAGGATTCCGGTAATAGGTTATATGTGTCTAGAATTTTTTTAGGTTGGGTGATTCGATTATCTACAATCAAGTTGATAAAACTTAACAATGATAAAGCTAACTCTTTGTTATCTTTTATATCTATTTGGCCTGGATGTACGGCGTTATTCCCTATTACTCTAACACTGTCTAGCATTTGTTGGATTTCTATTGGCATTCCCTTAGAGACAAGACTTCCAATTTGGGTATTTAAATCTTTACCTTGTGCGTTTAAATGAGCAACGAGCTTTTCAATAGCTAGGCGAGATAGAGCTGCAGAAGCTCTGGGCGATATATTTAGAACTTCGCCAGCTTCAATATAGATTTCTTTCACATCATCAGGCATATCATTATTAGGTTTAGGTATTCCTTCGGCAACATTTGGGAAAATTAATGTCAACGTTGCATCGCTTGTGTTTAATACGATCCTGGGGCTATACGTTATTTGGATTTCGTTTGTTATCCAAATAGAAAATTGATTACAGGCCTGACATTGTGCAATTATAATAAATTTGATAGATTCGTTGAAATCTCTATTGATGTTAATAGGATTATAAGTCCATAAATGGGAAGAGAAGCCTGAACATATAGGGCATTGAAAGGCTTTTGAATTGCCTGCGAAGCCACCGCCTAGACTTAATTTAGAAAGGTCAAATGACATATTATTTCTCCAATCGTTTTTATTCTATTATACCAAATTTAGAAAGGAGGTAGGAACGTGCAAATTTATCTTTACCAACTAAGAAAAGAAAAAGGGATTACTCAAAAAGAACTAGCTCAAAAATTGGGTATATCCGAAACCGCATATCGGCAAAAAGAAAAGGGGCAAAGTGCTTTTACTCAGGATGAAATGTTTTTCTTGCGTAGCTTTTTTGATAAACCTTTGCAAGATATTTTTTTGCCAAGAAAGTCACCAAAACGGTAACTTAAAAACTCATATCAACAAAGAAAGGAGCTCGCATGGATAAGAAAAAACTTTATAACTTAAAAGTGGATTTCATCTTTCAGGAATCCAACTAACGACTATACTGCTGTTAGTAATGATTTTATCAACGATCCTGCGCTTGGAGCAGCTGAAATAGGAGTACTGATGATTGTTTTGAGCAATATATCTACCTGGCAAGTCTACCCTGAAGAGATAGCAAAACGAGCAGGCTTGAATTATCGAACTGTTTTAAAGCACTTTGAAAAATTGAAACAAGCGGGCTATTTGAGAGAAATTAAGGTATCTTTTGGGCGCGGGACTGGTTCGCGAATCTTTAGATTTTTCTCTGATAGAAAAATATCAGAATTTAGTTTTCAAATAATGCAAGAGAGACTTTTTGCTGAATTGCGGTCACAAGGTTTGCAGGTGTAAAAATAATACATGTAAAAATA